GGGGTACATTGATTATTATATCATGCTTTTTAGGTTTCATTATGGCTACCCTTCTTGCTACTTTTTCAAGTTCATTGCATATATACTTTATGTGCCAATTTGTCTTAAACTTGTCTTGGCTGTACTCTGCCCAAAAGTATTGCAGGAAGTAATATAATGATCCCTTTAATAACTTACGCATTGACGCTACGGGGTTATTTATGGCTTGACCCAGTATCATTTCTGGAGTTGGTTCTTTGTACTTTTTTCTGGTAAGCTTATTAGTCTCCTCTATGGCCATTGTTTTCTGCTTCTAAAACTAAATCATCTAATACTTTCCTTAATCTTTCTAGTTCCTCAGATGACCAAAGGTAACCGTGTTCTGTAGGTCCTTCAACTTCTAAGTCGTATAACTTATCTCTAATAAGCTGTAAATCATCAAAAGTAATACTTATACTAATTGTCTCTGACTCCATTGGTGAGCTGTTCTTTGCCTATTTCAAATAACAATTCTTGACTTTTCTTAGATAACTTTTCTACTGGTATGTCTTCCACATTATAATGCTTGTGACTAACTTCTCCACTCACCCTTACTTGACTTGAATTAGTCCATAGTGCCCTTTGTCTATTGGTGAGCCAGAGCATGATTGCTTTTACATCTGGGATGATGTGCTTTTTAACTTTTACCTTAACCGGCTGTCCTAGCACCATTACTAATTGTTGCTCAACAAAGTCATATCCAGTAGCCCTTTTGAATAATGATTGAACTACTTTTAGATCAGCCACCATACCTCCTTGTTTGCGGGCATCCCTAAACTCGGGGTATTTTTGTATGTAGTTTTCTATTGTGGTTGGGTCTTTGGCAAAAAATAATGCTATTTGCTTATTTGTTGCACCTAACATTGCTAGTAATTTGATTTGGTAAAGGAATTGATTACTGAAGCTTAATTTTGGCCCTGGCTTCTTCCGTTCCTCTTTTTTTCTTTTACGTGTCATAATTATAGTCACTATTTTTTTAACCAAAAAGTGAATATAAAAGGCATTTTCCCTAACTCCAAATAATATCGTTTTAAGGAATCGTGATGTTTAAAACTATTTAAGTAGCATTTGACACAAAAAAAAGGCCTCCTAAGAGACCTCTTTCAACGGGGATGGGCATGGATAATCTCCCCGTTTCAACGCTTATAAATCTAACTGTACGACAGTTGTTACTTAATCTTGCTTTCTCCTTTTAAACCTAGGAAACCCTCTTCTTGTTAATACTCTTTCAGGATGAACAATAACATCTTGGTTGTCCTTTATCCATTGTACGGTTGCTCTGATCGTAAAAAATGTATTCTTCTTCTTACTACTAAATATCCACATATTTGCATGACTATTTGATGCCGTAATAAAATGGGTAGGTGTCTCGAATTTCGTTTCGTTATCAATAAAAATCATAAATTCTAATATTTAAACCGTTCAAATAATATAACTGCGCCCACTAATAAAATACCGGCATTCGCTAACCTTAACCATAAAGGTATTTGTTTAACCAACTGATCATACTTGTTCCCGCCTAGGTAATCAATAGGTCTTTTCAATTTCAGATTGATAAGGGGAGCAAACGCAAGTATATGAAAGGCAATAGTAATTCCCAATGCCCAATACCATTTTGAATAATGTACCAGCAAATCCACTGAAATAGCCGCTACTACCATTATCACTCCCCTCAAATATGTACTCGCTGGTTTGTCACTCTTTGGATTACCATCTTTGTCTTTTCTTCTCCAAAACCAAGGATCAATTAAGAATGCCTCCAACCATGTAGGAGAAGTCAGTATCGCATACACTGCGATTATTATCAGTATCTCTATCATCCTATTGAATTTTTAATAGCTATAAAAATACGATAACCACCAAAACCTAGACCTGTTATCGCAAAACCAAATCCAATCCATCCCCACCAAGCGATATAAGAAGCCCATGAGAAATCAAAGAAATTACATCCTTGACAATTTAATGCACCAGCAAAGTACATAATGAAAAAACCGACTATCGCTACAATTACCGGCCACAACATAAATAACCATGTTGGAATTTTAAAACCACTATTCGACTTAGTTTTAAATAAATACCTTTGTTTTTGATCTTTCATCTTTTTATTTGTTTAGTAACTTTTCTAAAATTTGTTTATATACTTCTAACTTATTCATGTGCATTGAGTACAATCCATTATTATCCCACTTAACCGCCTCTGCACGAACTGTACGCACCTTTATTTGATCTTCTATCCATTCAATCAATCCTTCATCTTCCTGCCCTTGAGTTGCGTCTTTTCTTATGGCCTGTATCTCAACCTTATACTTTATATTACTTTCTACAAAACTACCATACCCCTCCTCTAACTTACCCAACTTTCCATTATCTAAAACTCTACGCCACCTCCAAAAATTACTTAATCTTCCAAACTGGGAATCTAAATACTCTCCTGATACAATATATACATCACAGGGGTATATATTTTCATCTTGTTGCCAGCCAGTATGAGTAACAATACTTCCTTTACTAGGATCGCATATTATAATTGCTTCTTTCATTCCCTAGTGGTTATATCGCTGAACTCTTTCAATTTCTTCTAACTGATACTTATGGATAAAACCATACTTTGTTTGAATCATCTTTTTAGATGAAGAACACGAACACACTGAAATAGTCAGTAGCAACAGCATACATATAAAAATCATTTGTAATCCTGCTATAATTGATACTATTATTTTTTCCGTTTTCATTTCTTTACTTTACAGTTTTAAATATCTTAGTAAACGAATCTTTCTCTAAATTATCCAATGAGTAATCAAAATCAGCCTTCTCTTTAGATCTCACAATTTTAGCACCCAATACTTTAACAATATCATTAAAACTTAAACTCTTATGCCATTGCTGAAATAATGCATTGGTAGCAATTCTTGATATATCAGAGTTACCAGACACTCGAGTATGCCCAGCACCAAAGTTCAACAATACAAAATACTGCCTATCTTTATCAGGAATAAAAATACCCAATATAGTTTGTTGTTGAACTGACTTGCATTTAACCTCTGCAAACAAATTATTAGGATCCATCATATAGTTCCTAGATACTTCATCACCTTTACCAACTATTATTTTATAACCACATTCTTTGTCACCTGAATACACATTATTTTGTACAAGTGTTGGATTAGTTAATCCCATATTTGCATATAAATATTCAACCGCTCCTACAGGTGCCGAAGTGAGATCACCTGAATACATTAAACTACCGCGCTGTGAATAAGCGGAATTCCATCCTACTTTACCTTGAATATTTATTCCGGAGATATCTAAATCACGGGCACCCCAGGAGTTCTCCCAATAAACACCAACTGCTAATTGCTCACCATAGAACCTAGTACCTGTTGGTATATTTCCTACAAACATTTTTTCTGACGTTGGTAAAGCATACTTGATATTTTTAGGAAAGAATATTTTCTTATCAGACAAGTCAAATCTCGACTTAATATACTTTAACAAAAACTTGTAGTTCTTTTTATTTACTTTTTCAGCTGTAGAAACAGGATCACCTTTCTCCTCAACCCAGGAGCGCCCATTTCTTATCCTATACACAAAAGAAGTTTGCCCATTCATTCTTGTATAACAAGCAGACATAGCTTTGAATAAAGCGAATGGTGTAGCATTATCTAACCACATAATCTCTTCCTTAATTACCTTAATTAATAAAGTATTTGTTACACTGTTTAAAGGATTTGCCATTAAGGGAATATGATGCTTTTTAGACAACTTAGATATCTTATTAATTGTCTTGCCACACTTTGGCTTGAAAGCTAAAAACAAAGGCTTGAAACGATTAAAAATCCCGGCCAGTTTTTCCAATCCAAATCTATTAAACTGGACAGAAGGATTATAATTTGTACTTTTAATTGCATCAATTGACATCCTACTTTTTATGAGTAAAGATTCACCTGTCGCTCGGAAGATGATATACCTAAAAAATTCCATTATATCAGAAGGTAAGACACCATATAGATCGGCTATCTTTATAATGGCTTCTTTATTTCTTATACCCTCCTCCCCTGTAAATTCATAGTTCAATTCATCTACAAGTACAGATAAAATTTCATCCGTAGTTTCCTCTTTCAAAGCAATCCCAGAC